TGTAGACGAGCGCCGCCCGCGGGGTGCCGACCGGGGTATGGGTGTGCGTGTTCGTGTTCCCTGCGCCGAGGCTCCACGACCCGGCGAAGTTCCCGGAGGCGTCGAACGCTAGGGTCACAAGGCGTACCTCGGCCCGTACCGCACCGAGGCCGCGAGCGTGCGGGCGAGGACCGACTCCCCGTGCGTGGCGCCGGATTGCACCTCGATGTCGATCGGCACGACCTCGAGCACCGACCGCCCGGGCGGAAGCCAGACCGGGACTCCGCCAGCGGCGCCGACGTAGCTCAGCAGGTTCCCCGAGCCGTCCAGCTTCTTTATGACGCCCGTCGCGGGGTCGGTCTTCAGCTGCTCGGTCGACCCGAGGTAGGGCTGGACCTCGTGGATGATCCGCTTGACGTCTAGGTATTCGCCCGCGTCCAGCCCCCCCGCCGCCCAGATGTAGATGTACGGCGCGTACGCCTTCGCAGCGACCCCGTCGAACTTCAGGACGATCTCCCCGACGTTGGCCGGCTTGCGGGCCGAGTAGTTGCGGATCACCGCATCGGTTCCGTCCGTGACGTTGCGAACCCCGGCGGAGAACGTGAACCTCCCGTTCCCGTCGATGCGGAACGTGACCTTATGCCGACCCGTCCCCCAGATGATGCCCGCGGCGGGAGGCGTACAGGCCCCCTCGTTCGCCGCATTGAGGCGCATGCGGTTATTGACCACCGAGCCCGCTGACAACCCGCCGGGGGAGGTCGGCGCGGCGAGGTCCTTACCCAGCCAGGACTCCCGGCTCCCTCCGGGGACGGAGATCAGGCTGAGCGAATCGCCGTAGTCGGGGTCCGTGCCGAACAGGCTGACCTCATCGAAGCGGCAGTTCCCCGAGCCGCTTTCCTGCCGCGCCCAGACCTCGAGCGTCGCGCCCGCGAGGGTCTGGGACGTGTCCTCGGTCAGGTAGATCGTCCCCAAGGGAACGTCGACGTAGGAGAACGACGTGGCGTCGGACCAGTCGAGCGTCACCTCAGCCTCGGAGTAGGAGGCGGGTGAAGCGAGCGACGGCGCCCACCGCAGTTGCACGACGTACTTCGCCGCGGCGGACGGCTTCAACCTCACCCAGACGTCGTGATAACCCCGGAGCGAATCGAGCAGCGTGGTCCGGGTCAGCAGGACCACCCGCCTCATCACCGTGCCCGTAGTGGCGAACGTGCACTCCGCGACGTTGCCGCCCGAGCCTGACCCGTCGGCGACCGAGGTCGTGTCCGTGCCGAGGGTCCGCGTCCAGCCGTTGCCCGACGTATCGCACTGCGCGAAGTTCGTTTCGTTCACGAAGTCGGTGAGGTTCCGTCTACCAGGGATGTCCGTCCCCGACCTCACCCCGACGAGGACCTGGCCGATCCGAGGGGAACCGGACTCAGCCGCGAGCGTCAGCTTGCCCGGCGCCCACAGGTCGCCGATGTTCTCCACGATCATCCTTCTCCCACCGAGCGAAGCGGCGGGGTCGTTGGAGATCACCTCGGAGCCGGTGCGGTAGTCGGATGCCACAAGCGTCCCTGTCTCGAGCTGGGCGTTGCGGAACTGACTGACGGTCGTGTTGGAACCGCCGGTGTAGCGGATCTCCATCCTGACCGACGTGTCCCCGCCGGCTACCGTGCCGCTCACCGAGTACCGCGTCCCGAATGACGTAGCCGTCACCGTCGCGGTACCAAGAACCGAGGCGCCGGCGAGGGAGATGAGCCGCACCTCCACCGTTCGGTCGCCGCTCACCTTCCGCGCCTCCACGCTAAGGGTGACGAGCGTCCCCGCGCTGACCGTGAAGTCGCGGGTCAGAAGGGACACCGCGGCGTTGTGGCTCAGCTGGAACGCTTCTACCGAGCTCTGGATCGTCGCCGTCCCAGCTGCCAGGGTGAAGCCGTCTGGGGTGCCGTCGCGGTTCGAATCGTGGAGCATCGACTGATTGGAGACCCAGACGTTGGACGCGGGGTTGAGCTCGGCCTGACGGAGCCACGGCTGCCGAACGAGGGTCAGCGGGATAGGCCCGAGGGAGGACTTCCGCCCGGGTACCAGGGAGGCCCGTGCTTGGCCTGTGAGCAACGCAGGCAGGCGCGGAGCCCCCAGGAGGTCGATGTACCGCGCCACGGTGCCCTGCGTCCATCTGAGCGGTCCTGGGGGGTCACGGAGCCACTGCGCCAGCTGGCCTAAACCCTGAACGAGGAGGTCGTAGGTCGTCGCGGACGCCATCATGTCCAACGTGAACTCGACCGGCGGGTCGCTGATCGTCAGCACCGTACCGCCCGGCCTTTGCGCTGGGGTGAACGTCCCCAGGTTGGTACCGGCCATCCCCAGGTCCAGCCCTGCGGCGAGCTTGGTGATCACCCCGCCTGGGTTCACCGCGCCTGTCGGATCTTGGAAGTCCCACAGGACCGTCGTCTCGTCCTGGGCGAGTAGCTCGAGGACGGTCACGTCGCCTCCCGGATCGCCGTTCGGCGGTTGGCGCGGACGATGATCTGGTCAACCTGCTCCTCGCCGACGTAGACGTTGATCGTCTGCGGCGCCGCGGTCGGGTTCAACTCATGGTTCGGGATCACCGTTCCGCTCGAGTTGGGGACGAACAACTCCGGCCCACGTTCGCCGACGATGTACGGCCTACCGCTGCTGACCGGCCCGCCCGTCGCACGCCATCTGGGATCCCATCCGGGCCCGCCGTGCTGCTGGAAGTGGATGTTGACGAAGATCCCCTTCTCCGCTTCCCGCCGTAGCCGGGCGAGGTCACCCTCCAGCCCTTGCGTCTGTTGCCGCGCCCCACTCATGGACTGAACGATCTGGTGGAACTTCTCATCCGATGCGCCGGCCAGCTTGTCCAGGATCGCCGCACCGCCTATCCCCATGTCGATGAGCTGCTGGAGGAGGACGTCGGGGATGTTCCGAGCCGCGACGGTCTGGAGGTTGTCGCGGTAGTTCGCGACCATCCGCGCCTGCCGCTCGAACTGGTTGATGATCTTGTCAGCCGTGAGCTTCGTCTTGTCGGCGAGGTTGTCCAGCGCCGCGCCGACCGCGTCGAACCCGTCGATCGTCTTGGTCGCCCAGTCGCGCTGCTCCTTGCCGGTCATCCCGGCGAACTTGTGGAGCGTGGCCTGGTACGCCTGCGTCTTCCGCTTGGAGACGTCGAGCTCGTGTTGGACGGCCTGCTGACGCATCGCCCATCCCTCCGCGACCTCGGCGTCTCGCTCCACCGCTTGAACGTGATCGTAGACGGCCATGTTTGCCGAGCGGAGGTCACCGGGGGTTTCCCTCAGTGCGGCGTTGAACTCGTCTTCGATCATCCGCCCGGCTTCTTTGGCGCTGAACCCCAACGCGGTGAGCCGTTCGGTCTGCCGGTCCAACGCCGAGGAGGATGAACGCTCGAGCGCCACGGTACCGGCGATCAGCCCAACGATGATGCCGATCGGTCCCGCGGCAGTGAACGCAGCCACGCCGAGGGTGGTCATGGCCGTGGATGTGGCGCTGATGGCCCCTGCGAGTGAACCCAGCTTGCCCACGGTCCACATCGCCGCGAACCCCGCAGCCGCGGCTACGAGGTACGGACCCAGCCGTCTCACGACGGGCAGGAGGAAGCGAAGGATGTTGGTCAACTGCCGCAGGGTGGGAAGGATCGCCTCGCCCACCACCTCGAGCAGCTCCTCGAACTGAGCGCCGAGTTGCTTCCACGGTTCGAGCTTGGCCTGCTTCGCGGCGAAGCCCTGCGCCACCCCCAACGCATCCAGGGTCGCGCCGTAGGCGTCGGTCTTGGCCTTGACCGTGTCCACGATGACGCCCATCTTCATCAGCCCGCCGGTCGTGCCGTTGACCGACTTCCCGACCACCTTCGCGGCGGTGTTCAGGTCAACGCCCATCTTCACGGACAGGTCGACCATGAGCGGCGTGAGCGTCTTGATCTGCTGCTCGGTGAGGCCCATCTGAACGAGGAAGGCTTGAGCCCCGATGATTGCCTCATCGTCCACGCCGGTCAGGTCGCGTAACGCGTTGGCTTGTTCAGTGAACGCCTTGGCCGCGTCACCCGAAACCACCTTGCTGTTCTGGATCGAGTTCTGGAGCTTGAGCTGAGCGGTAGCCGCCTCGCGTGCCGCGTCGACGGATGCCTTGAGCCCGAAGACAACCCCTCCGATGATCGCCGTCTTGATGAGCGCCGAGTTCTGACTGATCGAGTTCTTCAGCCCGCCGACCTGCCGCTGGGTCTGCGCCACCCCGGCCCGAACCCCGGAGGAGTCGGCGTAGATCCTCAGCACAAGGGGCGGGATCGCCACTACTGCTCACCCTTCTTCGCGACCGCGTCCATCCAGGCCCAGAGCTGGTCATCGGTCCACGGCTTGGGACGGCGCCACTCCATCAGGAAACGGTCGGGCGGTTCCGTCCCGCCGGCGGAGGCGTGAACGGTGTAGGCGATGCGAGCGATGGCGGCGTCGATCCGCTCATGGACCGTAAGCGGGCCGAACTCAGCTTCGAACGCCGCCCATGCGGCAACCTCGAGCGCCGGCAAGCGCCCCACCTCCCCCATCGACATGCCTAGGGCCAGAGCTAGCCGATGGTGGAAGGCTCGGTCTGGCCGATCGTGAAAGCCTGCTCGAGCTCCTCAGGTGTTTCGGCGCTCATCCCGGAGAGTCTCATGGCGACCGCGAACAGGAGGGCGAGGGTCGCAGCGCCCTTCTTTCCCAATGCCACCGCGTCGTCATCGGCGAAGATCCGCTCACCGTTCTCATCTACGAGCGTGGCGCAGACGAGCTCGGCAGTGAGGTTGTTTGTCCACGCGAACTCGCCGTTCGGCATGGTCCGCGCCACCCAAGCATCCTTCTCCGAAGCGGTGAGCCCCCGGATGAACAGCTTCTGCCCTCCCAGGTCCCACGGGACCTGGACGGGCTCGCGGGGTAGGTCATCGGTTCCTAGGATCGCTGCGCGGAGGTCATCCTTCATCCGTTGGTCCTTCCAGTTCGTCCCGTAGTGCGGCGTCGGCGTCTCTCGCCTCATGCCAGGTCAGGTGAGCCTTGGCTGAGCCGAGGTCGAACGTGTTGAACTCGCATCGGTCGCAGTCGAGCTTGTCCAAGCCCTCGTAGTCGACGACGTGGAAGCCCTCGACTTCGGGACCCTTGGGCTCCTCGACCTTCTCCGGCTTCTTGGCAGGCGTCTTCTTGGCCGTAGGCATCAGACCTCCACCAGGATCACCGCGCAGGTGACCGACGTCGTGAAGGAGTTGGTGATCGTGCAGAGCCCAGTGGCGGCGTTCTTATGCCGCGCCGGGCTGAGCTTGATCATCCGCTCCTGGCCGTTGGTCACCGAAACGGTGAGGTCGGGGTCGAACGCCACCGCCGCGCCGGGGTTCGTGGAGTTGGGGTCATCGACCACGACCACGTCCGGGGAGCCGCCGGCGTTCTTCACGAACAGGAGGTAAGAATGGCCCGAGGTCATCGCGAACGTGTCCGAAGCGGAGACCGACGCATATGACGGCGTGATCCCCGCAGCGGTCGGCACTTGCACCGTGAGGAGTGCCATCAGACCATCACGAATCCCGGGTTGACGACCTTGAACCCGAAGGTTGCCTCGAGGCTGCCGTCCCGCGTGGGGTTGATCGAGAACGCGCGGCAGACCGTGGTGATGTTGTACGCCTTGGCGGAGATCGCGTGGTTCGCCTTGATCCACGTATTCGCCACCGGCGTCTCGTAGTCCGACTTCAGCAGCAGGTGCACCGCGTCCGCCGGATCCCACTGAAGGGTCATGGTGAACTCGACCCCGTCCTGCTGAAGCACCGCCCAGTCCATCCACTGATCACCGTAGGCGGACTGGTCGTAAAGCACGCGCTCCGAGCCGAAGCCCGGCGTCACGCTGTTCACGTTGTTGATCGTGGCGATCGTGCCGAACGTGACCGACGTCGCCCTTGACCAGACAGTCGTGTAGCCCGTGTACTTGGGCAAGGTTCCTCCTCCCTATCTCGTGGCGACGGTGTAGATCCGCTCCGCCGCTTGACGGAACGGCACTTCTGCTTCCTCCTTGGCTGGACGTAGGAACGGCTGCGCCGCGTTGTGGCGGGTGCCGTATTCCTGGTAACCCGCATACGGCGTGTCAACGATGACCTGCCCGCCCTGCTCATCCACCGAAGCGGCCATGTGACCTGTCAGACGTGGAGCCTTCTGAGCGGCGAGCGCGGCGACCATCTGAGCGCCGGTTTCCTCCACAACCTCGCCGGCGGCTTCCACGCGGAGGGCGACGGCTGCAAGTGCTGCCTCTACCTGGGCGAAGTTGCCCGTTACCGTCACTGGCCCTCCTCGAGCTGCGCTGCCGGTCGTGGAGAACGTACGTTCGGATTCTCGCATATCCCGAACGCCCGTTCGAGCATCACGGGCCGACTTTCGAGGTGACCAGAACGGAGCCCGCAGGAGCACCGGCCGTAGAAGCCCCTTCCTTGGTCACCACAGCCACGCTGCCGGACGCAGCGCCTGGGGTGCGCGGTCCGACCTTGGAGATAACCACGAGGTCTCCTGAGGCGCTTGAGGCTCCCAAGGTCTGACCGGCGAAGACGAGGGATCCGGGGGATAGGGCGACGTTCAGGAACAGGGTGATCGCGAGGTTCTGGCCCTGGAACGTCAAGGCCCCTGGGGTGATCGTCGCGAGTTGGACGACCGACGTGTTGAGGCTCTGGCCCCCGAACGCCACGTTCCCGGGGGTGAGCTGCGCGGTGCGGACGGCGTTCAGGCTCTGGCCGGAGAACGTCAGCGCTCCCGGGGTCAGGGTGGCGACCTGTCCGATCACCGCGTTGAGCGTCTGACCGCCGAACGCGACGTTGCCGGGGGTGAGCTGGGAGGTCCGGACGACGTTCAACGTCTGCCCGGTGAACGTCACCGCGCCTGGGGTCAGGGTCGCGACGATCGCGATGGTCGCGTTCAACGTCTGACCCGTGAAGGTCAGCGCCCCTGGGGTCAGCTGCGAGGAGATGACCGAGTTGAGGGTCTGACCCGTGAAGGTCAGCGCACCGGGGGACAGGACCGCGGTGATGTCCGATCCCGCGGAGGCTACGAGCTCGTCGGTGAACCACCCTTCGGCGAGGTCGTCGAACCACTCGAAGTCCCTGAGAACCGGGTCGAAGGTTCCCAGCGTGCTCAAGGCTTACGTCCAGGTCCCGCGGGTGTTGAAGCTCGAGCCCTTCTTGATGAGACGGAAGTACGAGCCGGTCTTGATGGTCGGAACCCCACCGGGCGCGGCCGAGTAGATGAACTGTGGGATGAACGTCCCCGCGGCGTTGATCTTCACCGTGCCGGTAACGTAGATCCCGGTCGCCTCCGTGGTGGAGGTCGAAGCCGCCTTCACGGTCGTGTTCGTCGCCACGATGATGGGGCCGGTGCCGTTGCGGGCGAGGTTGGTCAGCACGTCGCCCGTGTTCACGATCGCGTTCCAGGTGATGTAGGTCAGGGATGCCGTGCCGGCGAACAGGAGGCCCGTCGTGTGGGACACGGCGCCTGCGGCTCGGGTCGTGTGCAGGTAGCCGTCGAAGTCGTAGACGACGCCGGCCTCCACCGCAACCGCGCCGGTCGTGGGGAACCACTGCTGCGCGGTGGCGACGTCGGTGCCGGTCTGATCGGCGTCGATGATGCGCTCGAGGATGTCGCCGTAGCCCGTGCTCGCTGCGGCCATGAGCTGCCAACCGGCGCCCTCGGTGTAGATCGCGGCTTCTCCGGCGTTGAGCGTGAGCTTGACGAGCTCCGTGTCGGTGGCGCTCAGGTCGAACAGGAGCGTCACGTCGCAGGCGCTCGTGGCGTGCTTGTTGCGGATGTTGATCAGCTTCACGCGGTGAACCCCGGCCCCAGGTGCGGCGAGGATGTCCGTCGTGGTCGCCGTGGTGATGGCCGTCGTCTGCTTGTCCGCCGTGACGGTCGTGCCGTTGAGGTTCACGTAGCTCACGAGCACGTCGATGCTGCATGCGGCGGACGTGACGAGCTGGAGCTTGTCGGTGGTTTCGAGCTGGATCATGCGCCCACCTTCCCAAGAGATGTCAGCGGTGCGAGTTTGGTCACCGTTTGCCGCCGAGCGGCAGGCGTCAGGTCGTTGGTCACGAGCTCCCCCCAGATCCCCATCGACACGTACTCATGCGTGGCGGTGGCGACGTTCAGCTCCACCGTAACATCGAGCCCCACGGGCTTGGAAAGATCGATGAACGTGCTACTTGTGGAGAGGGTATTCTGGTCGGCGTAGCGATGGGTCGATCCTCCACCGGGTCCGGTGACCGCCGTGAAGCTGCCCGTGTCGCTCCCCGCGCCGCCGGCAGTCCAGCGGAACATCGCCCGCACCTGGTTCGTGCCGATCGCGACCAGGACCCACCGCTGACTGTTCGAGAACCAGCTCGTCGTGGACCCCGTGCCGCCTTTGGTGACCTTGGTGACCTGCTGACCGTTCAGTCGAAGCCGGACGATGAAGCTTCGCCCCGAGCTGTTGCCGTTGTTGTAGCGGCCGGTCTGCTCCAGCAGGATCACGTTCCCCGGCCACAGCCCTGGAGGGATGATGTAGCTGAGCACTGAGCGCTCGGCGGTCGTGTTCACCACGCTCTGATCGACGACGTCGCGAACCAGGAGGTAGCTCATGCCTTCACCAGGAGGAGGACCGCGGCGATCATCCGGTAGTCGAAGTCGGGGTTCGCGGTGTTCAGGGTCGTCTTGACCACGAGGGTCTGATCCGTCGTCATATCCAGGCTCGCCGCGTTGGTACTGTTCGGGATCTGCCAGCCAGCGTTGCCCGCGTCTCCCGCTTCCCCCGACCCTGAGACGGTCGCCACATTCAAGCCCGACATGGCGCACCGCTGGGCGTTCGTCACCCCGGCGCCGCCGATCCAGACCTCCATCGGGCCGGCGTAGCGCAACGGATCAGACGTGATGGCGATCCCCGTTCCGGTCGTGAAGAGGTTCGTGCCGCCAAGTTCCACCTCGTGGACCCACTGGGCGTTCGAGCCGGAGAACTGCCGGATGTCCGCGAGTCCTTGGAATATCAGCAGGTCGTTGGCACCGAGGGTGCCGCCGGGGATCGTGAACGTATACACCGCCGTCTCGGTGGTCGTGTTTCGCACGACCCCCTCCGCGGTCTGCCAGTTGGGCGCATAGACCGCGATGAGCTTGGAACCATCTCCGGGAGCCGAGGGGAGTGCCGACGAGATGTGCTCGACCCAGACCCCGCGCCTGCGGAACCGCAGATCCGCGTGCGCCGCGGAGAGCTGGACGGTGACCGCCAGGGTTTGGTCCGCCGTCGAGTCGACCGCGATGCCGCGGTTCACCGAGGAGTTGTGGTCGTTACCGGGCGCCCAGCCCCCCGTCCCGCTGCCGGGGGAGCTGCTGCCTCCGCCCTGCTTGTGATCCATCATCGAACGCTGGGCGTTCGTGGCGTTCTCGGCTCCCAAGAACACCTGAGAGATGTCGGCGTAGCGGAACGAGGAGGACACGAGCGAGATCGTGGTGAACGTGTGGATCGTCGTGCCGCCGTACTTGACGCGGATCGTGGCGGTTGCACCGACGCCGGAGGTATTCAAGATGT